AACACCACGAAGCGGGCCTTCGACTTTGCTTTTTTGTAATAGTGCCCTACATTGGGTTATTTCCCTTTAGAATCATCGACTTAGTGTAGGTCAAACAATTGCCCTTCAAGGGAAACTTAGTGGCTAAGACTTAGTGAGCATTACTGGCTAAGACTTAGTGAGCCACTAAGCCTACCTTAACCAGGTTAAGCACTAAGACTTAGTGAGCCACTCACTAAATCTTAGCCTTGTTGCGTTGCACCATGCACGAGCTGTAATCCTAAGACTTAGTGAGTCCAGGCTGTGTGGCATGGTGGCTCAGAAATCCTTGAGGGGGAGGGGGGGAGCCCTGCCGAGGAGCCCTAGCTAGCGGAGGGTTCACCAACAAAATTTTTTTATATAAAAGTTGCCCACATTGCCTACAGCTAATACAATCGGCAAATGCTATCTTTACACTTCACACCCCGCGAGGTTCGCGCCACCGAGTCGCGTTTGTTGCGCGTCTACGAAGCCGCAAAGTTAGGCTTGTCACACGATGCGTTGGCGCTCAAGGCTGGCATGATGCCCGAAGAGTTTCGCAAGCTCTGCCAGCTAGACCCTGTGGTGGAGTTAGCGGCCATGCAAGGTCGCGCAGACTCCGAAGCTGAAATGTCGCAAGTTGTGCGCGACGCAGCGCTTGGTGGCGACGCTAAGATGGCGTTGGAGTTCTTGCGACACAAACATGACTGGGTGGCCAAGCAGCAAGTGCAGGTTGATGTGACGCAACAGATCAGCATCATCACAGCGCTTGAGCAAGCCGAACAACGGTTAACTATAGATATGGAACCCACGGATGCAAACGACACAGTACAGCGCCGCCGAAGAGATGCGCCTCATGTCAGCGCTCTGGTCACCCAAGATCAAGGATGACCCGCTAGCGTTTGTCTTGTACGCGTTTCCCTGGGGTCAGAAGGGTACGCCCTTGGCTGACTTCTCCGGCCCACGCAAATGGCAGCGCGAAGTCTTGACTGACCTGACAGCCCACATTAAAGCTAACAATGGATTGTTGGACTTCAACACCTTCAGGATGGCGACAAGCTCAGGGCGCGGTATTGGCAAGTCAGCGTTAGTTAGTTGGCTTACCTTATGGATGCTCTCCACACGGATTGGCTCAACCACCGTCATCTCAGCCAACAGCGAATCACAGCTCAGAAGCGTCACTTGGGCAGAGATTACTAAGTGGCTCGCCATGAGCTTAAACAGCCATTGGTTTGAAGTCAGCGCCACACGGCTGATGCCCGCTAAGTGGATGACTGAGTTGGTTGAGCGTGACTTAAAGAAAGGCACACGCTATTGGTCGGTTGAGGGCAGGCTTTGGTCAAGCGAGAACCCTGATGCGTATGCCGGTGTTCACAACTATGATGGCGTGATGGTGATCTTTGATGAGGCGTCCGGTATTGACGACGCTATTTGGGCAGTCACCGCAGGTTTCTTTACCGAGAACACCCCTAACCGCTTTTGGTTGGCGTTCTCGAACCCTAGGCGCAACACCGGCTACTTCTATGAATGCCACAACTCCAAACGTGACTTTTGGCAGACTAAGATTGTGGACGCAAGAACGGTTGAGGGTACGGACAAGGCGGTGTATCAACAGATTATTGACGAATATGGTGCTGACTCGAGCCAAGCTGCGGTGGAAGTCTACGGTGACTTCCCCTCTGCCGGTGATGATCAGTTCATATCGTCATCAATTGTGGATGAAGCGATGCGTCGCCCCTTACTCAAAGACCTATCCGCCCCCATTATTGTGGGTGTTGACCCTGCGCGGTTTGGTTCTGACTCAACCGTGATTGCCATCAGGCAAGGGCGTGACATTATTGGCATTAAACGGTTTAAGGGTGATGACACGATGACCGTTGTGGGGCACGTCATTGAGGCGATTGAGGAATATAAGCCCGCGTTGGTGGTCATTGACGAGGGGGGCGTGGGCGGTGGGGTAGTGGATCGCCTAAAAGAGCAGCGCTATAAGATTCGGGGCGTGAATTTTGGAAATAAATCCAAAAATCCGCTGATGTATGGTAATTTAAGGGCTCAGATGTGGGGTGATATGCGTCAATGGTTGAAAACCGCGTCGATTCCTAGTGACAGAGTACTTAAAACTGATTTAATATCACCTGTAATGAAGCCGGATTCAAAAGGAACTATCTTTTTGGAGTCTAAAAAAGACATGAAGGCGAGGGGGTTGGCGTCGCCCGACGCCGCAGATGCTATCTGCGTGACGTTTGCATTTCCAGTCGCGCACCGTGAGTATGTAGAGCCTAAACAACGTAATTATTCACCACAAAGTATGTCCACAAACTGGATGGGAGCTTAATAATGTCAAATACACAACCAATCGGTGTTGCTTTTGCCGATCCTGAACTTACTACGATGTACGCAAGCCAAGAGATTGGTTATGCCTCGGGTGCTCAAACCGCAGTAACTCAAGCAACGTCAAAATCTACAGGTGTGACTGCAAATACGTCAGCAGGTCAGATTACGATGAACAACGCTTCACTAGCGACTGTTACTAACGTAACCTTTACCCTGACTAACAGCCTGTTATCAGCTAAAGATGTATTGATCTTGAACACCACTAACGGTACATCAGGCGCATATAACGCTTTCGTATCTAGCATGGCGGCGGGTTCTGCAACCATTACGTTGCGTAACATTAGTGGCGGTTCACTCTCGGAAGCCGTTGTCATTAACTTTGCAATCATTCATTGTGCATAATCATGCCGCTGAAAAAGTCAGCCAGTAAGGAAGCCTTCCGTGCAAACGTAAAAGCCGAGGCTAAAACTAAGCCGATCAAGCAAGCGGTGGCAATTGCGTATTCGGTTAAACGTGCGGCGGCGAGGAAGAAATAATGGCTAAGAAAGCGGTGTCCTTATCTGTGGGGCGTGGTGAAAAACTCTCCACAAAAGAGGGTGCTGGGCTGACCGCCAAAGGTCGAGCTAAGTACAACTCGGAAACGGGCAGCAACTTAAAAGCACCCGCGCCTAGCCCAAAGACTAAAGCTGACGCGGGACGTAAAGCCTCATTTTGTGCCCGTATGGGCGCGGTGGCGGCAAACGCTAAAGATGGCGAACGTGCCAAGGCTTCTTTAAAAAGGTGGAAGTGTTGAAAACTGGACTGTATAGCAATATTCACGCAAAGCAAGAGCGCATCAAAGCCGGAAGCGGCGAGAAGATGCGTAAGCCTGGAGCTGCCGGTGCGCCTAGCGCCAAAGATTTCAAACAATCTGCAAAGACCGCTAAAAAGAAATGATCAGACCTCTGCACGACAACATTGCAGTACGCCCTGACCCGTTTGTGCAAAGCGGGCTAATTATTATGCCCGAAACAGATACCCAAACGGGTGTAGTTGTGGCAGTTGGCACGGGTAAGAAAGATTCTAAACGCCCACTCATGGTGAGCGTAGGTGATCACGTCATGTACAGCGGCACAATTGACAGGACGTATGAGGGTCTTCTCATAATGAAAGACAAGGACGTCATCGGAATTGTATGAAAGATAAAGACATCATAGAAACCGCGCTGCATCGTATGACGATGGCGATTGCCGCCTATTCTGATAGCCGTGAGGATGAACTTGATGATCTTCGATTCTACGCAGCAAGTCCAGACAACCAATTCCAATGGCCAGCCGACGTGTTGGCTACTCGGGGCTCGGTTCAAGGTCAAACCATCAACGCGCGCCCCTGCCTTACTATTAACAAGCTGCCCCAACACGTTAGACAAGTCACCAACGACCAACGCCAAAATCGACCAAGTGGGAAAGTAATCCCCGCTGACGATAAGGCTGACGTTGAGGTGGCGGAAATATTCAACGGCATGGTGCGTCACATTGAGTATATGTCTGACGCAGATGTGGCGTATGACACCGCTTGTGAGAACCAAGTAGCGTATGGGGAAGGCTATATCCGGTTGCTGACCGAGTATGAGAGTGCCAATTCGTTTGATCAGAACATCAAGATCGGGCGTATTCGCAACTCATTCTCAGTCTACATGGATCCAACAATCCAAGACCCTTGCGGCTCAGACGCCCAATGGTGTTTTGTAACTGAAGACTTGATGCTTGAGGACTTTGAGCGGATGTTTCCGGACGCACAACCCGTGTCGTCCTTACAAGCGCAAAGCGTGGGTAACGAATCCTACGCACCGTGGTTAAGCGTAGATACTATTCGGATTGCCGATTATTACTACGTTGAGCATGAGAAAGCAGTATTACATTTGTACTACGGTAATATTAGTGCCATGAAAGGTTCGCCTGAAGACCAGCAAATGGTTCAGATGGGCATGAAGCCGATCAAGAGCCGTATTGTTGACATTAAAAAGGTCAAGCATTGCAAGATTAATGGTTTTGAAGTGCTAGAGAGCAATGATTGGGCAGGCGATTGGATTCCAGTTGTGCGGGTGGTCGGCAACGAATTTGAGATTGATGGTCGCATCCATGTGTCGGGCATTGTGCGTAACGCCAAAGACGCCCAACGGATGTACAACTATTGGGTAAGCCAAGAGGCTGAGATGTTAGCTCTCGCCCCCAAAGCGCCATTCATTGGCTACGGTGGTCAGTTTGAGGGTTACGAAACCCAATGGAAGACTGCTAACACCACCAACTGGCCATACCTTGAAGTCAACCCCGATGTAACAGACGGGCAAGGCGGTACATTACCGTTGCCCCAACGCGCCCAACCCCCTATGGCCTCAAGCGGTTTGCTGCAAGCCAAGGCGGGTGCTAGCGACGATATTAAGTCAACAACAGGGCAATATGACTCTAGCCTCGGGCAAACGTCCAATGAGCGTTCAGGCAAGGCGATCATGGCGCGTGAGCGTCAGGCTGACACCGGAACCTACCACTACGTTGACAACTTGGCGCGAGCCGTGCGCCACATTACACGCCAAATTATTGGCTTAGTGCCTAAGATTTACGACACGCAGCGGGTAGCTAGAATTATGGGCGAGGACGGCGAGCCTGACTCAGCTAAGATCGACCCCATGCAACAAGAGCCAGTTAAAAAAATAGTTGACCAAAACGGTATAGAAATAGACCGGATTTACAACCCTGGTGTCGGCACCTATGATGTGATGGTCACGACCGGCCCAAGCTACATGACCAAACGCCAAGAAGCGTTGGAGTCAATGGGTCAATTGCTCCAAGGAAACCCACAACTGTGGGCAGTTGCGGGCGATTTGTTCATCAAGAACATGGATTGGCCTGGCGCGCAAGAGATGGCTAAACGCTTTGCCAAGACCATTGATCCTAAGTTGATGGACGATGGTGACAAAGACCCCGCCTTGCAAGCCGCCGAGCAGCAGATGCAAGCGATGGCTAAAGAGATGGAGCAACTTCATAGTATGCTTCAGAATGTGTCACAATCAATAGAAATGAAAGACATTGAAATTAAAGAAAATGCCAATTTAATTAAAGCGTTTGACGCTGAAACAAAACGTATTTCTGCCGTTCAAGCTTCTATGTCGCCTGAACAAATTCAAGATATTGTAATGGGTACAGTTCACGGCATGATTACTTCAGGCGATCTAATTAGCGAGATGCCAATACGCAGGCAGGGTGAAATGCAAGAAGAAATGGGTATGCCACCGCCTGAGCAAAACCTAATGCAGCCACCAATGGATCAGGGTATGCAACAACCACCGCCTGAACAAGGCATGATGCAACCGCCCCCAATGATGGAGCAACCACAATGAAGTGCAACGATTTTATAGGTATGTTTTTTTTAGCGCGCGATGTTGTTCATAGCGTTCACCTAAACACACGCAGCTACGCTAAACACAAGGCGTTGCAAAAGTTTTACGAAAACATCATTGACCTAGCTGACAATTTTGCAGAAACCTACCAAGGGCGCAACGGCATGATTGGTGCAATCACTTTGCAGTCATCTAAGAAGACGGCTAATGTCACCGAGTTTTTGGAAGATCAGCTTAAAGACATTGAGAAGTATCGCTACGAAGTTTGCGGCAAAGATGACTCGGCTTTACAGAATTTGATTGATGAAATCATAGGGTTATATTTAAGAACGATTTATAAATTGAAATTTCTTTCGTAAGGCATATCATGGCAAATTACACCTACATCACGGCGTCTAAACAGATCAAAGTTGGCCAAGGCAAGATCAAGGGCATCTTTGTAAGTGCTGCCTCGGCCACACCTACAATCACCATTTATGACGTGCAGACCGGCACCACCACCACAATGTTTGGTGTGTTTACGCCAGTTGCGGCTACCTACTATCCAATGGGTAATTACGACGGCAGCTTTTTTAATAACGGCTTAAACGTGGTGATTAGCGGT